GCCGTGTCGAGCGCGCCCTGCATTCCGGACGCGCTCGGCGCAACGTCTGCAAGGGGCGTCAGGTAGTCGACCGCGTCGACCATGCCCTGCGGCGCGCCGAACTTGTTCAGCACCCACTTTGCGCCGGAGCGCTCCAGTTCGGATCCTGCTTGAGGAAGGCCGACGATGTTCGTCAAGCCTTCGACGACACCGCGAACGCCTTGGTCCGCAACGCCGAAGATGGCTTCCATCCAGCCCTGCCCGTCTTCGGGAACGGCCGGTGCGGCTGGTGCCTCTGGTGCGACCGCTGCGGTTTGACCCCCGAACACAGGAACGCCAGCAGGCGGGCGAATGCCGACCGCGCCAGCTGTGGGCGGTGGCTGGACGAACTCGACCTGCGGCTCGGTTGTCTGCGGTACGGCGGAAACGGGCGGTTCAGCCGCTGGCGCCGGAGCGCTATATTTGCTCCACGGACCTGCAGCGGGCTGCTGGCGGTACTTTTCCCAAGGTGGCATTACTGCACAGCCTCCCAATTCGCCGGATCAGCGGGATCGCCGCCCTTGAAGCGGAAACCTTCTTCGACCGTTCCGGGCGCCGGGCCGCCCGTAGGCGCCGTTTGCTGGTAGCTCGTATCGGTCCGGCCAGTCCCTGGCGCGCGAAGCGTGCGAATGCCATCCAGCTGCGTGCCGAGAACTTTCCGGAGCGCCTGCGTGGAAGCTTTCGCCGATTGCGTGTTAGCGAGCATTCCGCCGCCCTTGACGCGCTCGATCGCACGTTCGTAAGCCTGACGGCTGACCTCACCCGAAGGGTTTTCCGTGCGGGCCAGCGAATAGGCCAGCGTGCCCTGCAAGAATGCGATCTCTGGAATGGACGGATCGAACAGATCGGGCGCGATACCCTGTAGCCCAGCGCGCAGATCCGCAGCGGCCTCCGCAACTTCCGGAGCCGAACCGCCGAACGCTGCCGCGAGATCGGTCGCAGTCGCGGCTGCGTTCTGCGCAGTTCCGCGGACCAGACCGGCAAGGCCGAGCGCACCAGGATTGTTGTCCAGCGCACTTTCGTAGATGTCGAGGAGGCTTAGTGTCCGCGTGACCTCGGCTTCCTGATTGTTGCTGCTCGTCTGATTGGCGACCGTCGGCGCACCGAACCCAACGTCCGAGGCAGAACCTTCCGCCTTCGGCAGATCGAAGATTTCGATACCGTCCGGGAGAGGCTGGCCCGTTTGCGCGTGAACCCATTTCCCGTCTGCAGCCTGAACGGCCGGGACGCGGGTCTTGCGATCCGGCATAAGAGCAACGGCATTCTGCGGCTTGGCCTGTGCGCCCTTGTTGACGTAAGCCGGTGCGTTCTGTCGCACTGCTTCGCCTGGCGACATGAACACAGGAGCCCCGTCAGGGCCAACGGCCTGCACAGGCGAGCGCTCGCCGACGATCGCATCGAGCAGCATGTCGTCGGTCAGTTGGCCTTCGCCAAGAAGCCGGGCCTTCTGCTGCGCGTCAAACTCTGTTTCGGAAAGCGCCTTCGGTGCGCCCGTGCGCTGGCCGATGCCGGGCAACCCGATGAGGCCGGCGATATCAGCCGGAACTGCCGGCGCGATCTGTCCTTCGCTCAAAGCCCCATACAGCGATGTGATTGCGCCACGCTGATTGTCCATTGCAGACGTCTGCAGCGCACGCGCGTTGTCAGCCGCGTTCGTCGAAAGCGCTGTGCTGGCGCCGATATCCTGTCCGCGACGCGCGACGTCCGCGCTGCTGTCGACGGCGTAATAGCCCTGCGAAGGTGTCCACTGGCCGGTCGCCTGACCGAGACGATCGAAGACGCCCTGCTGGACGCCTGGATCCTTGGCGTAGTTGAACAGTTCCGCGAGACGCGCGGCCTCTTCCTTCTTGGCCGCGGCGGCCGCATAGCCGGATAGGTCGCTGCCGCTCGGCGGGGCGAACATCTGCGCAATGTTTCCGAAAGCGGCGCCAATGGCCGGATCGTTAAAGTAGCGCGAATTTTGTATCGGCATCTGCGATCCTCAGTAAACGCGCAACGCCGGACGCGGCGTAGGCGTTGGAATAAGCGTTCCTGCTTTCGGTACGCCCGGAGCCGTGGATGAAAGCCCGGCGTTCGTGGCGAGACTGCCGACACCGCCAAGGATGTCCGCAAATGTCCGCAGACCTTGGCCCTTGCTGTTGGCGGCGTCGAGCTCGTAGGACAGCACGTTAGACGAACCGCGCTTGAAGCCTCCGATCTGGCCGACATTCATGGCGTCACGCGCCTGCAAGCGACTGGTGGACCCGAGCAGATCACCGAACGAACGCAAGTTGCCGAGCGCGGCGCCGGTCTTATCCGTCATATCCTTCGCAAGGCCGCGCTGCTTGGCTTCTTCCGTCACGGTGATGTTAGACGCAGACGTCGGCAAAGCCGCGGCCGCCGTCGGCTCCGCGACGTCCTGCCCCTTGAAGTATTCCGCCAGTTCCGCTTCGTTTTTCTCTCGCTTCTCGTCGAAGCCTTCGAAACGATCCTGCGCTTGGATATTTACCGCCGCTGCTTCCTTGTCCAATCCACCCTGACGGATGCGTTCCGCCGCCATCGCGTCGTCGCGCGCGTTCTGGATCTTGGACTGTGCAGAAGCGTTCATGGCTGCCGAAGCGCCCGAAAGAACTACACCCGCAATGGTGGCTGGATCGCACATCTTACGACACCTTCACTGCGTTCGACTTAGGAGCGAACAGCCCCGTCTGATATCGAGCGCCTGTCTGGCCTCCGGAGTAGTAGTTCGCCTTTTCCAACGCCGCCTGCGTACCGAGGCCGGACGTGAAGTCAGCGAACAACTGCGACAGCGGGCTATACGCCTGCGGCTTCGAAAGCGCGGAAGCGCGGGCAATAGCTGAACTCGCGGCCCCTTCTGCGTCGCCGGTAGCGTTCAGCGTGGCGATCAGGTTCGACCGCGCGTCTTCAACTGAATTGCGCGCCTCTGTCTCGAAGGACAGCGCCTGGTCGCCGATCTGCTGTTTGTTCAAATCATATTTCTTCTGAAGCTCGGCTGTTTTGTCACCGCGAACCGAACTGTCTAGCAGGCCACTACGGGCCAGCGCGAAGGTAAGTTCCTTCTGCGCACCGCCATACTGATCTTCCAGCTGCGGGGTCGCATAGTCCAGGAAGGACTGCCGACGCTGCTTGAAGAAATCGTCTGTGAACGCCCCATTAAAAGTTTCGGCGGGTTGCCCTGGCAGGACGCGACCACCTGTCAACGTCTCCACGACATTAGTCGGAGCCGCGCGTGTCGTAGTTCCCCCTACCGTGCCGCCGTCAAAGATCGCGTTGACGCGCTCAGTACCAGCACGAATGCGCGCCTGGCGCTCCTGCTCGTCTTGGCGAGCTCGCGCTGCCTCCTTATTGGAACCGCCTTTTTTACCCATTTTGGATCATCCGCCGCATAAACGATCCGACCTGCTCAAACCCGAAGTGTTGAAAAAACTTGGTTGTGCGATCGGTTTTCAGGGAGTTATCGTTTCCGCCAGTAATTTCGACTGCGTTAAGCAGTTCCGCCCATTTGATGAGCTCTTTTACTAACAGTATGGCGGCGCGACTGCCGTGGTACGCGGGGTCTACAAAAACTACTTCACATGCTACATAAAGTCCAGAGGCGTGCCGGTATTCGTTCATGGTCGCCATAATGAAACCGACGACCTTGCTATCTTCCTCGGCCACGAAGAACGTCGTCGCCGCAGTATCGAGATAATCATAGTAGGTCTGCCGGACCTTCTCTTCTGAGAATTCCAGATAAGGTGTCGACAGACCGTGATTGACCAAAGCCAGTTCCACGATCGCATCGACGTCTTTTTCAAGCCCCAAACGGACGATCATCTCTGCTCCATGCAAATTGTCGAAAAACTTCACCGTGTTTTCCATACCCGCGTAAATCGCCAGTCTCCTGATCCAAGCCGAGGGTTTTCAGCCAGGCGTGCGTCTCGACGTAGCCCGCCAGTGACACGGCTTCGATCCGATGGACGCCCGTATGGACGAGACGAGGCAGGAATTGCTTCCTGATAAATCGCGTCACAGGCAGCGCAATTTCCCCGAACTGCTCGGTGGCGAAAAACAGCAGCGTGACGACATTGGGCCGCGCCATGACCGCCGCGCCCACACAGACCGGCGTGTAGTCGTCCAGGCAGCCGACCATGACGTCATTTCGTTCGCCATAGCGTTCGGCCATTGCGTCGGCCAATTGCTGGCGGTCGGTCGTGAAGGAGATCGCCGAGAACTCTTTGTAATCTCGCTCTCGCATGTTGAGCGCAACGTGATGGACCGTTCCGGGCGTCGCATTACTTATCCGCAATTTGATCGCCCTCGTAGTGGATGACCGCAGAAGACAGCTTTGCCGGCCCCTCGCCGACAGACTTGAACTGCAGGCTTATGTGCGTCGACCGGCCAATGCCTGGCGTCCGGTTCTCGTTGAAACTGGTTTCCGAGTACCGCGCGACTTCGTCTTTGGTGTTCTCGTCCGTTGGCTTGAACGCCACCGATACGGTCCACAGACCCTCGAGCGCAGCATCGAGCCCCGTAAAGTTCTTTTGGCGTGAAGGGTCGTTCGCGTCGAGGTATGGAAGCCACGCCTCGGCTGCTGTCGCGTCGTATTGGATGACGTTCGACAAGCCACCATAAACGTAGATTGTGTTTCCGGAGCGCAGATAGACGCGACGGCGATAAACAGCCACTTCTTCAACGACAAAAGGTACTTCCTCCCCATCTACGATTGTGCTTGGAACGTAAGTCGACCACGCACTGACCTTCGCGCCGTTGAAGAACGAGAAGACGAATATCACGTCCTTCATGACGAGCCAGAACCGGCCATCCCGCGGCTCTATGATACCGAACACGCGCTGCAGTTCGCTGATCGTCAGATCCTCGATCTGCTGAATGACAAGCGTGTCGATCGGCACGCCGATATCTGTTGTGGCCGCTGCGTTCGAACTGTCGCGGGCGCGCAGGGAGCGCAGGCCGCTCGCGTCCAGATAGAACAGATCGCTGTCACCGAATTGCGTGATGCTGCGCGGCGCCAGGGTGCCGGTGTTGTTGAGCGTCTGGACTTTCCGGTTCAGCGCCGGATCCGGATCGATGTACTCGATGATGATGGCGCGCTCGGCAAAGACAGCCAGGTTGTTCTGGTAGACGCCAATACCTTGCAGCTGCTCTGCGCCAGAGGTTTCGGCGGCCATGTCGATAAAGCCCGCCCCGACGTTATCGGTCGTCCATTTGGTAGGCTCTGCGACGCCCGAGAAGTGCAGCACCGAGCCCGATGTCGAATACATCTTTCGTCCGGCCGTTTTTACGGAAGATCCCGGCTGGTAGGTGCCGCTCGGGTTCACGGCTCCGTTCGCCATAACAATGCCGGAGGAAGGTGTGATGCTGAAGCCTTTTTCAAGACTGAAGGATACCGCCCGCCCGTTCGCCGCGACGCCGGTTATCGCAGCGACGATGTTGACCTTGTCGCCTACAGACGTAGCGCTGTATTCGGGCGCGGACGCATGACTGTTGATGGCCGACGCGATAGCCGCTGCCGTAGCCTCGTTTGATGTATCCCACAGCACTGGCGCCCCGATGACCGACACGCCGTTGACTTGCAGATCTGCGAGCACTGATGTTTCGGACGTAGAGCCGCCGGCCATGTTCAGGACATTCCCTGTCGAGAAATCGCCGGTCAACGTTGTGGCGATCACACGCCCGTTTGCCGCTGGTCCTGTCGTCGTAGCCGTAATTATGACCCGGTTTCCGCTGGAGATAGCGGTATAATCGGGAACGGACGTGTAGCCGTTGATCGCCGCCGCAACCGCGATCGCAGTCGTCGCATTGTCGCCTGTATGCTGGACCGGCGCAGCGATGAGATTAACTCCAGCAACGAGAACGCCCGTGATCGTATTCGCCGGATCGGACGTCCCGCCGGTTATGTCGAACGAGCCTGTCGCCGCGATGGCCGTTGCTTCAACGCCGCCCGTCACCTGGAAAGAGGCGCGAGCACGACCGTCATACCAGTTAGTTATCCGAACGCCGTCGTAGAAGTGGAAGATGGAGCCGTCTGCGAACTCTCCAACAACGTACAGTTTGGAGGCGTAAAGATCCGTCGCCAAAATGCGGGAAAGCGCTGTGACCCCATTCGCGTGCTGCAGACGCTGATATTTCACGCCGGACGGAAGACCGCCAGGCGTTGCGCCGCTGCCAAACACGTAAATGCTGTCCGCGCCCTCGGCCATCCCGACAGTGCCCGCGGGGAGTGCATAAGTCGGAACGAAGGCTGCCCGCTTTTCAAACTCGCCACCGCGGGAGATATGGCCGTTGCTGGCCTTGATAAGGACGCCGCCCGCAGTCGTTTCCTTCATACGACGGGTGTCAAGCCCACCTGTAAACTCGCGGATCCAGATATTGCCCATCAATCAACCCGTCTTGTTGTAGACGGCGATCGGAATGCGCCGGACGTTGTCGGGTTGGCCGACGCCAAACAACTTGAACTTCTTGCGTGGGATCTGCGCGCCGCGCAGCTTCGCATATCGGCTCTTGGCCTTCTCCAGCTTCAGGTTCGCAGCCTTGTCGCCCGTGGACGCCAGATATTCCGCTGCCGCCCACAGGACGATCATCTGGTCGTCCAGGTCGGCGCGGTCGTCATCAGCTACGAGAGGCTTGAGCTTACGGATGCCCGTTATGCGGATGGTGCCTTCAAGCGTCGTAAGATCAGCGTCGCCGTCAGGGACAGGCCAGATCTCGATTTGCTCGTTCTCGGCGATACGCCAGCGCTGCGGCGGCCATTGTCTCTGGTCAAGCGCGCTGTTGTAAGCCGTGTAATGGTTGTCATCGATGCCGGGATGCAGGCGCTGGTAGGCCGCATCGAAATAGACCTCAACACGGTCTATCCGGTCGATGTGGACGTCTTCAGGTGGGGAGTAGTAGCGCTGCCCGGAGGCAAGGTCGATCTGGCGATCGACGCGCAGGAGCGGCCAGTCGAAGTCTTCCCACAGCCACTCCTGCGTCATCTGCAGTTGGTTGACCTGCCTGTCGCGATCCTGGTTATTGTGCGCGACATTCAGGGACATCTTGCACTCGGCCCGGTACATATCGAGCAGCCGTGATAGCGTCGTGTTCCGGGCCATGTGCAGGTTTCCTTACTGGAAGAGGTTCTGATTGCCGCCTTCACCGCCAGCAGCGGTATCGGCTTCTTCCAGCTTCGCGATGATGTCGTCTTTCTTCTTCGCGTCGCCGAGATCGACCTCACGTTCCTCGGCGAGTGCCTTCAACTGGTCAACCGTCTTTAACTTGTAGGAAGTCTCGCCTTCGTTATCGGCGTCGACCTTTTCAGGTGTCTTGCGGCCTTCCGCCTTGTAGAAGGCGTCGTCCAGTTCAAGTTCACCGAAGGTTTCCGGCAGCTTTGCCGATACGCCCGGGAAGAGTGCGTCCAGCTGCGGCAGTTTAGTTCCGCCGTCCGGAGTGACCTTGGCGTACTGTTCGAACAACCGGGCGCGTTCCTCGCGGGACGTGCGCTTCTTCTCGTCGTTATCGATCGACTTGGCTTCTCCGTCCTGGATGTCGATGTCAGTGACAGCTTCCTCGCCGTGGATGGCCCGCAAAAGCAGAACCTCGGCTGGCGTGACGCCGTATTTCGGAACGGTCATGGTTCCATCGCCACCAAGGGCGAGAAGCAGTGATGCTGTTTGCATGGGGATATCCTCTGGTTAGCAAGAAAGAAGAACGGGACCGGAGCCCCGTTCTCTTGGCGGTTAGGCCAAGGCGTTAACCTTGTCCTGGATCTGCTTCGGATAGGTTAGGTTGTACGAACCGTTGATATCGGTCCGGCCGAAGCTGGCGATGAGTTCTGCACCAGCAGGCCAGGTAAACCCGGTGTTGTTGGTGATCGTGATGAGCGACGCGCCGAACGCGATTTCGACGCCCACTCCCTGACGATACGGGCCGTCCTGACCGACCATGACAGATCCGCCAGTGCTGCCCGTCAGAGAAGCCTGAGTTGTACCGGCCGGATAGGCCATTGTTACGGTTGCAGCGTTAGCTACAGCCGCGGCGAGTGTGAATTTTGCATTAGCGATAGCGCCCATTTCGGTGCTCCTTCGAGTGATTGACGAAAGCGACGGCGCTCTGGCGCCGTCAGCCTATGTCTTACGCGATATCATACACCGCGGACGTGTTGAGACGCGAGGCGACCATGACGGCCGTTGTGGTGATGCCGTTGTACATCACGTAACGGTCGTAAGGACGAGCCGGGTTGTGCTTCTTCATGCGATTGCCCTGCATGTAGTAAAGCTGGATCCCGGTCGGCGACATGTCGATGATGTACGCGCGCTTGGACAGGCCAAGGTTGTCGAGCGTTGGATCATAGACGAGAGGCTTGCCCTTGAACGTAGGCGCACCCATGCCACCGTCGACACCGCTCTGGAAGCCGGTCATCGAGTAGCTGCCGTTAGAACGGATCTCGCGCTGGTAGGCCGCAATGAAGTCGGAGCCAGCGAAGATCTTCCAGTTCGGGGAACCCTGAACTCGGCGGGCCAGCTGAAGCCACTCTTTCTCGAGGAACTCGATGAGAGCGCCACCGTTGGCTGCTGCCGAAGTAATCGGCCCCTGCCCGCCTGCTGCAGCATTGGCAGCAGTCGCGGCGCGGTTACGCCACCAGGAGTTCGTTGTGCGCCCAAGACCGCCGGTCGTACCGACCGATGGGCTCTCCAGAATGAACGCACGGATGCCGGCGAGAGCCTTGGCGTCGGCAGAACCGTCGCCGTGGATGAGAGTGTCCATCGAAGACGAATAGTCCTCGCCGAGCATCTGCATCTTGCTTTCGAGGATGCCCGCAAGGACATGCTCTTCGCGGCCGCTCATTTCGCGGGTGTCCTGATCGGAGCCGTCTTCGACGACGTCGATCCCGTCATTCTTCAGTTCGGTATGGGTGACAACCATACCGATGTGGTGTTCGCGCCAGGGATAACGTGCGCGCTTGTTGCCGACCGGGTTGTAGTAGGGAACCTGGTCGTCACCGGTGTAGCCCGCGAGCGAGCCGCCGCCCTGCCCGGAAGCTACGCCAACAGAGACATATTCCTTACCGCCGGGGAAGGTTTTTGCAGACGCATCGAAAGCCTTCAGCATCGGCTTGTTTTCGATGTTCTGCAGTTCGACGCGGCCCTTGCGGATAAAGTGCTCTAGGGCCGAGTTGTTGATGTTAGAAAGTTCTTCGGCTGTGAATGCCATTCCTTTAGACCTCTGACTTCATAGTCAGCCGGCACGCCTGTTGGCGCGCACTATGTCTACCATAGACATGTTTTCCGGCTGCTGGTTTCCTGCGACGTTGCCGCCTGTCACGGGTCGGATTGGTTGCCGTGGAGCCGGGCGCACTGGTGCGGGCCGAAGCGTCTCGTTGACGCTCTTGTAGGCCTTGTTCAGCTGCTCCCGCACGCCTTCCGGCGTGGTCGGCCTTCCTTCCGTGTGCTGGAGGTACGCGACCTCCTTAGCCATAGCGGTCACTTTCGTGCCGAAGTTTGGGTCTTTCAGACGACGTTCCTGTTCCCAGCTTTCCGCCGCTCCGACGATTGCCTGGCCGCGCGCCTCCTGTTGGCGACGCTCGTCCTGCTTTTCGCGGAATGACTGCTGCGTCTGGTACGAATTGGCCTTTGCTTTCGCTCGGCTTAGTTCGACCGCGGCTTCCCGGCTCATCTCGCCGGCAGTGACGCGCTGCTGCAGTTCAGGAGGAAGAACCTCCCCCGCAGCTACCAGAACCTGTTGCACCCAAGGCTTGATCTGTTCCCAGCACTTTGCCGGGTCAGTCTTTGCCAAGGCTGCGGCCACCAGGACATCGGCAGCTTCTTCTGCGCCGAGGTTGTTGGCCTCTAGAAACTTGACTGTGTTGTCGTACCGACCAGCGTCCTGCTTGAACGTGTTACGCTCGCGCAGTAGTTGCTGGAACCGGGGATGCTTGTGGAAGGGAACGTCCGAGAAGTTCTCGTCGTCCTCTTTCTTGGCTTCCGGATCGGTTTCAGGATCGACCGTAGTTTCGGCAGTGGCTGGCGAGGCCGGGTCAGACGGTTCACGGCTTTCCTTGACGACGTCGCGAACGACGGAAAGCAGATCCTTGTCTTCATTTTCGCCCGTCGCGGGAGACGAAGCCGCGGCATCAGTCTGCGCGTCCGCTTGCGCGGCGACAGTCTGTTCGTCCAGGTCCGAGTTGATGGACGGGTCCAACTCGTTTTCGTTATCGTCCAGAATTGACATTTTTGCTCCTTTGCACGGTTAGAAATACTGCATGTCTGCCGTTGTCGCAAGTCATACCAGACAACGACCTACATCGAACCCGGCGTCGGGTCGGTCTGGTTGGAACCAAACGCCGCGTCGGAGCCGCTAGGGCGGGCTGGCCGAGGCGCGTTATTCGCTCCGGCCGCTCCCTGATTGTTGGGGTCATCCTGCGGAGATGCGCCCGTAATTTGCTGTTGCTGGTTCATGGAAGCGATCGACGGCAGACCAGCTGCCAGCGCTTCGGTGAGATCCAGACGATCGTCCATGCGGCGCAGCGTCTCGCGAGCCAGCCACGACGGATCGATGCCCGGGATCTGAAGAATGAGCGGCAGAAGCCGTTGAAGGTTGGCGACCTCGATCGCCTGGTTCGGCTTGCCGGTCGATCCGGCTTCGACTTCCAGGAACACTTCACCCGCGATATCGGCAAGCGACATTTCCGGCCATACCGCGCCGGGGCCAACGATCTCCGTGACCTTCTCCGGCGACATCTCGCGCTGCAGGATCTGGCCCGATGCGCGCGCAATGACGGTCAGGAAGCTGTCCAGATCGTCGATCGCCGAAGCGTCCGAAGCGTTCGTCGAGTTGGCAGCGATCGCGCTCTCGGTGGCCGTTGCTTTGGCGACGCCGCCATAGTTGGCTTCCTGAGAACCGCCGACCAGCTGCATGTCGGAGAAGATCTCGCCCGTGTCGTACAGGTTCGGATCGACGCCCGGAACCGGCACAGTCTGCAGGACGTCGGCCATTCTCGTTTCCGGAGCCATATTGATGCCGAGCGCTTCGAATGGCTTCAGATTGCGAAGGAACCATGCGTCCTCCTCGTCGATTGCACCATTGGCGAAGACGTAGCGTGGCCGTGCCGCGTCGCGGTGCTCGCGCTTGCCCTGGCGGGAACGGTTATACTCGCGCTGCATGTCGAGCAGGAGCGCCACATCCGACGGCGGGAACAGTTCCTTTTCGCTCTCGACGGCGTTGAAGGTAAGCGCATAGACGGGCCAGAAGTCCTCGACGAAAACGTCCGGAGCGGCTGGCTGCCGCAGAAATCCATTGTAGCCGTCAGCGACGAAATAGACGAGGCCGGACGCCTTGTCGTAGTGTTTCCAGACGCAGACAAGCCCGTCTTTCTTCTTATCCGGCGGCGCCCATTCGTAGTCATCGTCGAGCGTGTCGTCAGGACCGAATGCGCGGGTAGAGCCCGTCGATATATCGTATTTGGCGTACGCGCCTTTCAGATCGACATCGAAGATCTCCATGACCTCGTCGATCGAATAGAAATACTCAAGCGTCAGGTGTCGGGCCCCGATGAAGCCGTCCAGGTATTTCGTCAGACGATCGGGTATGACGCGCGTCGACTGCGGGAAGTCGACAATCAAACCTTCGCGAAGCACAATCTCCGGCTCGCTCTGAAGCTGCGCGACCGAATGCTCCAGTTCGGCCATCTCGGCGTCGTCCTGAAGGATCTCGTCCGTGCCGACCTGTCGGGCCAGATTGCGAAGGTGGTCGAGCCTGCCACGCGCGTCAGCCAGCTTTTCCTGCATTCCGGGGCGCGGTCCCATCTCGCGTTGGAAACCGAGCTCGACATAGCCGACGCCGGTTGTGCAGGCGCGGCGCACCAGCTGCTTCATGCCGCGGCGGAAATCGACTGGCTTCTGTTCGCGAAGCGCCTGCGCAAACAGGATCTCAAGCGTCTTGCCGTATTTCGTCAGCATCTGTCGGCGCTGGTAGCCCTGCTGGAAGTCGGCGATCAGCGCCTGCGCTTCCTCGAAGCCAGGCGGCAGTTCCGGCTCGACTTGCGGAACCATACCCGTCATCGGATCAGGCGGAACCATCGACTGCATTGCATTGGCCTGCTCGACTGCCATCATGCCTTGCTGGATCGTCTGGAAGGCCATCTGCAACGCGCCGGGGTTCTCGTCCCACACCGCGAAGTCCAGCGTCTCGCGGCGACGCGCGATGGCTTTGGGGTTCTTCGCATAGAGCGCCGCAGTCTTCATCTTGACGTGCCGGCCGATGATATTGGCGCGGTAATTATTCTCGCCCCAGCTTTCGTCTGCGCCCCACATAGCGACCTGCATGTCGCGCTGCATACGCTTCATGGCCTTCTTGTGGTGCTGCTTGTCCTGGCGGATGCGACGCTTGATGTCGTCGACCAGCGCGTGATCGCGCGGCGCGATTTCCGGATTGCTGACGTCCAGAACCCCGCCGGCTGGCGCGGTGTCTGGTAGTCCGCTTGTGTCGTCCGTCAAATCATACATCAAAAGCCTCCGGCCTGCTTGATGGCCTTCTGTTCATTCGCCCATCGATCGGCCAGTTTAACCCAGGCCAAAGTTCCAAATGCGGGTTTTTCGATTTCCTTTTTAGCAGAAGAATTGCCCGGCGCGAACTGGCTTTGTAGGCCAAGCCCGATATAGGCCAACGTGTCGACAAAGTCGTCATGTGTGCCATTGGGGAAAGCCATCATCTCGTTGATCGCTTTTTCAGTCCAAAGCTCGTTCTTCGGGAAGTAAACCTTGCCCACGGCAACGCGAGCGGCAATCGACTGCGCGCGCTGCACCTTGTCGGATGCCGGCGTGACTTCACGGATGTTGAAGTAGGTGCCCGTTTCCACCATACGCTTCTTCAGGAACGGCCCGATCGACTTCGATATGTGCCCCTTTTCCGCCCACCACAGCAGCGGCTTGAACTTGCCGCCGGCCATTGTCAGCATCGCTTCAACTGCGATGTCGGTCTTCATCTTCCGCCAGACACATTCCAGCAGGTAAATGTCGTTATTTCGGTCCATGCCGATCTTCAGGAAGCAAGACGGGTCATTACGCTGATTGGTCCCGACAGCATGGTCGGACGCGCAATAGATCCGGAGATCTTCCGGTAGCGTGTTTGGCGTGCCCTGCCCGTAAAACTTGATATCCTCGCGCTTGAAGAGATCACCATCGAGCAATGACGGCCGTTGCTGATACAGCGCAGCAAAGCCGAGCGGGTCAAGGCTCTGCTGTTCCTCGAGGAAGTCCAGATCGAACTTATCGGGGCCATCCGGCCACAGCGGCTCACCAATAGCGCGACCGAGCGGATCGTCGTCCTCGGCGATCGCCGGGATGTTGATAATCTTGATCTTCTCGGCGATCTTGCGGTTGTAGTGCGGGTTTTCCGGATCCGTAAGACGGCCGATCGGATCGTCGCTGTGCCAGCGCGTAAACGTCAGGATGACGACCTTGCGGCCCATACGACGGGTCATAGCGACCTTCGTGAACCAACTCCACGCCTGGTCGCGGACCGCCTTCGACTGTGCCTCCTTGTCGTCCTTTATAAGGTCGTCGCAGATCAGCACATGGGCGCCCTGGCCCGTCAGGCCGCCGCCACGACCAACGAACGCCCATCGGCCACCCTTGGTCGTCTGCAGCTTGTCGGAAGCCGCGCCGCCGCGTGTCAGCTGCGCGTTGGGGAATACCTGCTTGAACTGGTGCGACTTGATGATGCCGCGCACATCCTTTCCGAAGTCCGCGGCGAAATCGTCGTTATAGGTCGCGACGACGCCATGCTGCTCCGGGAAAAGCCCCATCAGCCACGCCGGCAGTCGCCGGGAAACCTGTTCAGACTTTCCGTGGCGCGGTGGCATCGTGAGAATGACGAACGTGTAGTCGACCTTGCCCTTGATGATGCTCTCGATCACCTTCGCGATCGCGCGGTGGTGCTTGGCGTCCTTGTAGCTGGACTTGTCGACGTCGTTCGGATCAAGGGGATCCGGAGACGTGAACTTGATGAAAGTCAGGAAGTCGTCACGGGCTTCGAGCGCTTTCTGCTGGCGTTTCAGAAGCGAAAGCTGCTTCTCGACGGCCACCAGATCGACGGACTGAGCCTTCAGCGCGGCCTGTTCCTCTTCCCAGGCGTACCGTTTTCCGGTCTTCGGGTTGATGCCGCGCTTGGTCATCAGCCGCGCCCCGTGAGGGAGTTCGTGACGCCCGCCAAAAACGCCTTCACGACCGACGAGAATGTGATGCCGAGCGTTCCGGCAGCGAGCGCGACAGCGATCATGAAACCGTTGCCCATAGTCCGCATTCGCCGATAGTCGTCCGTCTGCGGCTTGATCTCCTCGTCGACGAGCTTCTTCACTTCGGCGGCGCGCTCTCTGGCCTGTGCTGCCTGATCGCGGGCTTGCGCCGCAATCGATCCGGATATGGCGATGCTCTCGTCGGTGCGGGCGAAACGCTTATCCATCTCTTCCCGCAATTCGTCGATGCGCTCATAGATGCGCTCGCGATGCCCGTTGGCCTGGTGACGATCTTCCTCGGCCCTCTTGCTCTCCCCGAGCAAGGTTCCAAGAGTTCGTTGAATGTCTGCAAGCTGTGAGGAGATCTGTTCTGGTGACGGCACTACAGTCTTCCGGTCATTTCCAGCCGCAGACTTGCGCGCCGTAATTGTTATGCTTCAAGACCTGATCCCGCGTGCCGTCCGTGACCTGGTCGTCGACCGAAGGCCGGATCGCGGAAGCGACTGAACAGAAATCACCGCTTGTCGTCGCGCAGCCAGCGATCCCACTCAGCATCGCGGCCAGCGCTATCCATTTGATCGATTTCCGCATCGCTTTCTCTCCGCTTGACGATGGCCTTTGCCTTGTCCTGTTCGATCCGGTCTTCCCGGTCTTTCCAGCCCTGCTGCCGTGCCCGTGTATGGAAAATCGCCGCGGCGGCGATGCCAGCGGCGACAAGAGCATTTCGAAGGCCGATGAAGCGGTGCAGAAAGCCAATCACGACGATCGCCAGCACCGCCCAAACCCACCAGGGAACCTGGTACGCGAGCCACTCAAGCATCGGCGAGATCCTGGCGCGTCTGCTTGATTGCATTGACGATCCACTTACGCAGGATCAGGCCCAACAGCAGCGCCAGCAGGACGGTCCCGCACAGCACGACGACGACCTGCCAATCCATACCGGCGAACGCGGCCAACCCGATACCGCCGAACGCACCGCCACCGCCGAACAGGCCAGTCAGGCTGAACTTCTTCTTGACGTCCTTCTCGACTGTTTCCGGAACGACGGCCTTCTCTTCGACGACGGGCGCGGAACGCACGTCAGACGTCTGCGTCATGAGCGCAGAAGGCGCGCCCTCGATCTTGCCGAGCTCGACGAGCCTCTTGTGAAGACAAGCGCGGGTCTTCGGACCGACGTCGCCGTCCTGGTCGAGATTGCAATATTTCTGGAAGCCGCGGACGCCCGCGTCGGTCGGCTCGAAGCCGCACATGACGAGCGCCATGCGCCCGTAATAATCGATCCGGTCGGCCAACCCGTTCTTGCCGCCGTTGATCTTCTTGGTGATCGTCTCGATGTCGTTCTGGTCGGCCCACTTGTTGAGGCCGCGCGTCGTCCAGTACCAGATCGGAACCAGACCTTCCCAGGGATCCGTATTGACCGCATCCGGATCGGCGACGAAGTCGGGGCAGTTGTAGCCCTGTTTCCTGCACCAGTCCCGGAACTGGCCGTAGTTCGATTTTCCGGTAATCTGGATAGGTCCACGACCGCGATACTTGAAGCCGTCGCCGTCCTTTTCGGGCGTATTGCCGAGATCGGTGCGCGTGTCGTAGCCGATCTGTGCCTTGGTTGGACCCCAAATTTCTTGATCGTAGCGGAACGAACCGCTTTCGTGCATCAGCTGCGCCAGATAGTGCGCCTGGCGGTGCGGCAGGTCGAGCCCGACGTCCGGTCCGTACCGATCGAGCGCCACGACGACCGAGTTCAGGTTCGCGGCGTTGCCGACCCCCTTCGATGCTTTGCGAATTTGCGCTGCCGTGACCATTGTCGCCCGCCGAAAGTTGAACAGTGGCCTACAACCTACAGACATGACCGACAAATGGCAAGAGCCGCCGAGGCAGGGTTCGGCGGCTCTTTTCCGGGAGGAGTTGACAGGAGATCCAGATTTTGCCGGGAGGAGGTTGGCTCGATCTGTATGCTGATGTTGGCCTATGTCTGGTGGCTTGTCAAGCGGTCAATCCACCTCGATTTCAGGGCGCTCGGCGCGCAGTTCGCACTCAAAGCGCATTTGCTTGAACCGGCTTAAATGCGGCTCGCCGACAGCCTCCCCGACTTGGTTCTTGCCGTGCTCGACGATGTACGCGATTTCCTGCTCCAGAGGCTTCTTGCGTTCGATGCACTCGGCCACGTCGTAGGGGAGCGGGCCCCAGGAGCCTCCGACTTGGCCTGCTACGTAGAGAACGAGCCAAAACTTCATCAGATCACCCACCAAAACACGGCGAGAACGCCGATGATAACCAGGACCGCAGCGATGCGATCGTAGGGTGGCAGCTTGTCCTCGGGAACGAACATCAGACGGCCCCCGAAACTACGACAACTGCCCACAGAACCTTGCAAATGACGTGAAGCGCCTGGTCCTGTGCAAAAGTCGTCTTGCCGTTGACCTTCATGTCGTCGATCACGGTGTGCAGAAGCCATTCCAGCAGGCCGAGCCACAGCGACCCGGTGACTAGCGTCACGGCAGCGCCCTGAATGCCAGCGTGTGCGACGAGATGATAGACCCGTAACGGGCCTTGCTGCTTCGCCTTGGCGAGGAAATCGCCCTGAAGCGGGTAATCGGCCACCCAATGGGCGGCGAGCAGGAGAAACAGGGTGTAAATGAAAAGTTCAACCATCAGACGGCCCCCCCGAAGTCCGTTGCGCTTCTGCGATGACGACGAGGGTGTTCCAGAGGCCGGCAATGATCCGGGCGTGCTGTGGCGAATTGGGGCTGGTTCCGGTGTGCGCTAGCACGACGCCCGTGCCGGCGAGGTAGACGCCGTGCATGGCCGTTTCCGCAGGCATACCGTCGAAATATTCCCGCGTCAGGCGCAGGGTGTCTTCCAGATCGCTGACATGCTTCTCGTCCGTCTGCTTTTCCGTGCTCCCCCACTCTACGGGTCCGGCCGTACGGAGCACTTCCAGGACGTCTGCGGGAATGACGAGAGTTTGGCCGTCTTCGATGACCTTGTCGTCTAACAGGATTTTCATGATGTCGGTTCCTTTGTGTCGGTCCGGCAGCGTATGTCGGGCGTCTGTTGGTTGTCAAGCTGGAAGGCCGACAAGGGTGGGAATGGCTGGTCGCGGGAATTGAACCTAAGCCCCGTCGGGCCCGCCCCTACCCGTTACGAACGGGTCGCTCTCACCAGTGAGCTAGACCATTTCCGTTGAGGTTGTACGCCTCAGAATTGTCACCGCCGCCTCACCGATCGCAGAGGCCGATATTCGAGGGGTGGGCGTTACCACTACCCGGCGGTAAGGTTTTGTATGCTAGTTTGTCGGTCAGGACAAGACGTCCAAAAGTATTTTCGGCTCGAATTTTAGTGCGCGCGGGTGACGACGCTGCCGGGTCGAACGGCGGACTGGTGCCGGGGGCCGGGTGCGGCCTAACCGGCCGGCGATCGGCTCGCCGCGCGTGGCTAACTGTCTATCTCATACAGTTAGGGGCCCTGTATCATAGGGCTTTACGCTATCACCTTGCGCACATGTTGCGCACATCTACCCCAAAATGCCCATGTCATCGGCTGTCTCGTCGATCGTCGAGGCCTCAAGCTCCATCACTGGTCGCGAGCGTTCTGCAGCCATGTGATTGAGTGCGTCGCGTTCGGCCTCCAACGCTGCCCTGCGCGCCTCGATGTCTGCCAGCGTCATCTCATGCGGTTCTTTGCCGTTGCCTTCCCCGCGTGCCGCCAGGTGTACGAGGATCCGATCAGCTGCCTTGATCCGGTCGCCATCCTTTGACTTCACGTTGTTCATGATGCCCGCGAGCACATCAACAGCGGCGACCGCGTGCTGCTCCAGCTTGCGTCCGACCTGGACGGCCACCGTCGCCATGACTGCAGGGTCTTTCATATTTTCCAGCGCTCTAACACTCGGTTGGCGATATCCGGCCTTTTCGGCTGCATAAACGTGATCCCCGGTTGCCGCATATCGCTCTGCCCATGTCCGTTCCATAGGGGTCAGCTTCCCGCCTTTTCTAGGCATAACGTCCTAACCTTGATAGGTATTTCCTCACAGGATCATAGACATAAAAATCTTCACTCGCAAACATTTCTGTCGGTTTGCCTGTTGACAGGTGCTATACAAGTGACATACATTCCAACTGTCACCAGACGACAACCAACGCAAAGGAGCGAAATGACCATGTCGAAGATAATACCTCAACCCGCCCTGACAGCCGCAATGCCCGATAACGTCGCAGCGCATGATGCCTGCGGCGCTAACTCTGTCGCTTACTGGGCCAAGCGCGGCAAAAAGCAAGTCGGCCCCTTTTCCTCCCGATGCAAGGCCCTTGCCGCGTTCTACGCCGCGAACCCATTCAACAAGCCGCTATACCTCGCGACCGCTAAGGCAAACGAAGTCATGACCGGCTACGGCGCAGAAGGTCCATTCTTCGATATGCGCTGGCACCCCGCTCTCAAGCTGCCCGATTAGTCTGATTTCACGACCGACATCCACCGACATCCACCGACATCCTCACGACCGACCATCAAGGAACCGACACCATGACCAATCAGGCCATTCAGTTTCCAATCCACCCCGCAGAACGCGAAACGACCGAAAGACAATACCGTGACGATCCGATAATGCTCGAGACACTTCGCCACGCACACGCAACGCAAGACAGTCTCGACGCCGATATCCGTAATTGGCATCAGCCTGCCACTGCGACCGAAACGAGCGTCATGGCTTGGCTTACAGAGAAAGGCTGCAAGGCAGTCACGAAATACGACTACCGCCGACACGCTCGCGCAGTGGCCGCCTCTCTGCTCTTCAAGATCACAGATGGCCTCCCCCACCATATGGCCTTGCGCGCCGTCAACGAAGACAAATGGTCCGATGACGAGAAGCGCGACTATTGGCGGTGTGTTGCTATATGCTCGTCGACGTGGGAGGCAGCAGAATGATTTACCTCCTGCTCCTGGGAGGAGTGATAATAATAATCACCCTCCCCGCTATCCTGGTCGGACATATTGTCCGACGTCTAGTGAACCGCAAAAGGCCGCCCATATAGGCGGCCTTTCTTTTTGTATGTGTGTTTGGCCTTCCCTTGTTCGCTGCTCGCCCAACTCGATACAAGATACCGTGCCCGGCGCGGGCCCATAGGGCCGCCGCCAGCGGTATACGTAGTATAGGGAAACCCTCGCCACACTCGCCTACTAACCCTCGCCTAATAAAACAATGACTTAGCAGCCAACCCTCGCACACTCGCCAACCCTCGCCCTAGACACTCGCCCTCAATGAAATCAAAGGCTTACAGCCAACCCTCGCCCGACACTCGCCAACCCTCGCCCAACCCTCGCCCTGCCTTCTAGCCGAAAATGCCGTCCATCTGGACAGAATGTCCGACCCCTTCCCCCACCTTAAAACCGCTAATCCGATGCTTGCTGGACTTCATTTCCACCGATATTAGTCCTGACGCTTCCCAAATCTTAAGCGTCTCCTCTGCCTTAACTCCGTCAAATCCGAAGTCTGTCACCATGCGTCGAACCGCGTAACGTTCCTTTGCCTGGGGTGCTTTTGACCAGGGTTCGCCCTCATCCCATGCCGCCCTCATTGCCGCCAGGACGCGCGCAGACGTGTCAGGCGTGAGCTCCACAGAAGGGCCAACGCTCATATCTGCGCGCGACGGTACAAGCGACGTCTCGCCCTCGCCCACCACAACCAGGTCGAACCTGTAAGGCTCCTCCCACCCGTCAGGCGCGGCTTTCTGTTTCTCACAGAACAGGTTGCCGATCGTCGCGCCTTTCTTGCGCTGCAGCCTAAACACGAAATCGCCAGCACCAAGCAGAACCGTAGAGCCGCGCATATCGCCAGACTTGCCCGCATGGTGGATCCCCAGCACGGCACAGTCGAATGTATCGCGCACCGCGTCGCAGGCCTGGACGAAACGCGTCATGTCTTTCTGCAGGTTCTCATCTGCGCCAGGCAAGGCACGGGAGACGGTGTCCACCACGACAAGGGCCGGACGTAGAGGCTCGACAGTTTTGAGCGTTCGAAGCAGCTTGTCGACGTCCTCGGGCTTCATGAAGTTGATCGTCTGCTCGATGATGTAAAAGCGTTTAGATAAATTTTCGATGTGACGGGCCTTGTGCCAGGCCTTGACACGGGTTCCGAAATCGAAGGCGCCTTCTGCTGCGATGTAAACGACGACTGCGTCGTCCTGCTGCTTCAGGCTATCGCCCTGCCAGTTGTCCAGGTTATGGGCGATTGAGAGGGCCATATCGAGGGCTAGGAAGGACTTGCCGGCGCCAGGCTCGGAATACATGAAACCGACCGCCTTGTCGGGGATATGACGCTCAATCAGCCAGGTAGGCTTCGGACGGTGCAGGATCTCGTCGATCGTCAACAGCCGGAACGTGTCCTTGGGCTTTTCGGGCTCCTGGGTATTAAAAAGGTTTAGATCAATTTCTGGATCAGGGAGGGCTTCGAAGATCGACATCGCCACGAACGATTTGCCGTCAGGCATCGGGTTTAGGCGGTCGGCTTCCTTGTAAAGAAAAGCAGCCCCGAATGAGTGCGGCGGCTTGACGGTCGCGATGCGCCGTTCCGTCAGATCGTGGTCGTAGTCGCCGCCTTCCCACCGCGAGCACCAGTCATGCGCCAGCTCGTTCGCAAGATCGCGGTGCGCTGGCAGGGCTGCGCTGATGGCGTTGAGCACGCGGATCATGTCGTCGTAAGTCGGAAAGGCTTCCTGCGTGTTGGGGAGCCGCCTGACCGCCGCTGCGACCAAGTCGGGATCGCCCATCAGCTTGCGTTGGTCGATCTTGTCTCGATCGGACGAACTGGCGACGTCTGACCGTTGCGCCTTCGGCAGCTTGCGACGCATATGCTCCATAAATGCATTTAGCTTGTCTGCGCTGACGACGGAGAGCTTATCGATGCCTACCGGCTTCCGCGGCCAGTCATAGGGCTTGCCCGTCTTCTTGTGGACACCATAGATCACAGTCTGAGCGGGTACTTCAATCTGGCTTGGTTTTGCGCCCGGACCTTCGAACGTCACTTTGAGGCCAGATATCGGACCGTCAGCTTTATAGAGTAGCGCCCGCTTCGGCCACTGGCCGACACGTATGGGTGCAGGCCCAAGCATCTCAATGGCGGCCTGTTCGATCATGTCAGCCACGTCAGCATCGTAGGCGTCGATGTCGAGCATGAACGCAGCACCACGACGAAGGCCGACCGACGCGCCCATGACGAACCAGGACGCGAGATCCTGTTCTGTCGTCTGGTGCTCGCGCCAGCCGGGCATTCCGCCCCATAGGCCGCTGTTGTACATGACGCCTGGTGCTTTGCCGGCGCCGTCGTTCTTGGCGATATAGCTAGTCGGAGAGATCTTGGCGTCAGGCGGGATAACCGGGATCAGATCGCGGAAGCCGTTATCCCACCATGCCTTGAAGGCGTCGAAACGTGAGGTCATGTTCATGCCGCACCTGACTGACCGTGCTCGAAGCGAGCCTGACGCGCAGCTTCACAGGCGCGATGAGTGATCTGCTGTTTCCAGCACAACGTTCCGAGGAACACTAGCAAGCCAGGGCCTATTCGCCTCAGATCTGGAAGCCACATGCCGGGATGCTCAAAGCCGGTCCAGTCCCACTGGTTCGGTAATCCGTGCGCTGTGTTCTTAGGCCATGTCCAGCCCGAGAAGACGGAGCCTGGATCCGACCCGTAAAACAACACGTAATTCCTGCCGCCTTCGGTCATCTCACGCGCAATTTGCTTCTCGCGTTCAGTCGGCTCGCTCGGTTTGATCTCGATGAAGACATCCATCTTCGTCAGGTGAAAGTCGGGCAGATACCACACTGACGGCAGCTGGAAGCCTTCGGGTTCATAGGTCCAGTCGTGGCGCATGTGATCGAGGAACACCGCCCATCGGGCTTCGAGACGGGATCGGAACTTGTAGCCGCGATACGTTGTTTCGATAGCACGGATACTAGATGTTGCGTTTTCACCCGCTTTGTGTTGCGGGGGGTTATCTGATCTGTTAGACATTGGTTATCACCTTGTGAGCTTGTTTCATGAGTTGGTCCTTTCAGTCGGTGAAGGGTGCATGTCGGTGAGGCGGTGGTCAGCAATGGCCGCCGCCTTTTTCATTCGGGGGAACGGCACTGTATTCCAATGTCCGGCGTTGTGGGAAGCGAAATCCTACAAGCCAGACCGTTCGGCTTGCCGTTGTGCCTTCTTGCGCTTCGCATTTTCGCGGGCGGCGTTGCGGCGGCGTTCCATGATCTCCGGGTCCGCGCGGTACTTCGCATAACGGCGTTGCTGGCCTTCCAGGATCTTGGCCTGATCTTCGCCCGACGTGTGGCGCCGGACTGTCTCGTCGTTCACCCCGAACTTGCGGGCGATGCGGGCGACCGGGACGCCGAGCTCACGAAGCTCGGTCATCTGCCGTACCATTGTTGTCGTTATGGTTGTTGGTCTGCTCATTTCACTCTGCCTGGGTTCTTCGCTTCAAAGCGACGCATCGCTTCCCGGCGGCGTTCCATCTTTTCCGGATCGGCCTTGGCGCGTTGCCAGTGCCGTTGATACGCGGCGTTGGCAGCGGCCAGGTTCTTGTCGTTGGCGTATTTCCAGACGGTGTGTTCGTGCAGACCGAGATCGGCACCGATGGCTTTGCAGGTTTCTTTGTTGGCGCGGCGCTGGCGTATCGTCCGCACCATCGTAGTGGTTACGGTCGTCACGGGGTTTCCTCCCTCGTCTGGGGTGATGGGGTGCCGTTAGGCGACTGTCCTTCTGGACGCTTGAAGCCGTATCCCGGCGGCGCTACGGCCTTGCGGTTCCATGCTTCATCAAAATCGGCCATTGCCGCCGCTGGTGTATCTCCGGAACCGACAACGCCCGTCGGCAAGTCTCCGTAGATTGCAAGCCATGCGGCTCCGTCTTGTATCAGCGTTGGTCGCATCAGGACGTGGGGGAGGCAGCGCATGGTTTCCGTGTTGAATTGAGCGTTCAAAACACCCTGTTCGCTGGCGTAGCTCATAGGGGTTCCCCCGTTGCGCGACTTCCGGCGCGGTCAAGGCGTTCGATCTCAGCAATGATAAGGGCGGCGGCTTTCACAAGGTTTCGACGTTTGTTGGTCGGTTTCCAGAACTCACGCCGCCACGGCCAAATCCGACCGAAGCCAACAGGTCTTTGCTCTGCTTCAAGAGCGTAGGCAGTCGCCGCGCGGACAAGTTCTCCGCGATTGTGCCCGTCGTCATGTTCCTGCGTCCAGCCTTCCGCCTCGATCTGGCGGCGGCGCTCTGCGGCCACGTCGCGCAAGGCGTCACTCCCCACCAAATTCGGTTGGGGCGCGGGGTCGGCCCACTTCGCCTCGTAGGTGGTGATGAACTCCGCCTCGAAAGAAGAACGCCATCCACAACTGCACTGGAACTGACCACCGATGTAGCGAGTGCGCGGCATGTTGAACCGGCAGTGCTCGTTGCCGCAGTAAGGCGTGTACCCCTTGCGGGTCATGAGGTTGTCGCGAACGATGCTCATTCTGCCGAGCCCTCCGTGGTGGCGAGCACTGCCTCGATTGCATCGGCGGAAGCTTCGGCTAGAGCGCGGGCAAAGTGGATCTTGCCGTCTTCGCCGGCGGGCAGGGTTTCCGGCATGTATGTGCGGATAGCCTTCGCCGCGAGGCGCAAATCTTCAAGGCGTTCCGCGTTGGTGAGACCCCGCAAATTCGACACGGGCGCGGGGGTGCTGAGAGCGATATCAGCGCGGACGTACTCTACGCCGTCGGCCCATACTGGTTGCTGACACCATTGGCGCCCGTAATCTTTGTCGGCACCCGGTACGGGCTCAAGCCATATGCGTTCATGTTCAGTGCTCATCGTCTCATCTCCCTGTCCAGCTTGAACCAAGCAATGCTCTCCTGGTTATCGATCGCACGGCGCTCGTCGGCGCGTTCCTGCATGACCAGACCGGCGCCGAGCACGGTCATCACGACCAGCACGAATGCGGCCTGCCACAGTGGCCGAACCGCCATGCCGGAGGGCTGGTCGATCATGGGCGTGATGTGGATCTTTCGGGATTGGAACGTGCATGGCTCGTCGGGCTTGCAGCACGCGCCGTCGGTGAAGTGGTAGGCGTCGCAGGATATCCGTTCAGACATCGGCTTTGCTCCCGAACAGGGCGTTGGCGATCTTGTGGCGCAGAGACGGTTCGTACATGTGACCGGCCGGACCGCAGTCTTTCTCGTCAGTGCGAGCCTCTTGGCAGTTCCGGTTGTTCTCGCGAGTGCCGTAGACCGGGTCGGGCGTCTTGCGTGATGGATGGACGCACAGAGGGAAACGCGCGGCGAACACCGGCCCAATGTGAGCAGCGGCCAAAGGCAATCCGCGATGATATTTGCAATCTTTGCAAACGTTCATCGTTCGCCCTCCGACCACGTACCCTTGACCTTCTGCACAATCATCTCTGCCGTCTTCGGGTGTCCGGCATCGGTGAGCGTAGCCGATACGAAGTTGAGGCATTCATTCAGTCGCGCCCACTGAGCACGAAGCGTCTTGCGATCTTGTTCGACCGTGCGTTCACGGTCGCCGAGGAAGGCTTCCGCAGCTTTGAGGATCTGACGTTTTTGTTCCTCAATGTCAGGCTGTTTGAAAAACATGTCGGTGTTCCTTTCAGTCGAAGATGTTGGGTGTCGGTTCATGTCGTTCCGCTTCTTCGACAACAGGGTCGTCGGGAACCGGGAATGCTTCGGCCAGAACGGCAGCCTCGGTGGGGCCGTCGAAACGGAAGATCTGTTCGTCCGGCGTGATGACCTCGAGCGTGACCTGGGAGCCCGCGTAGGCGTACAGGCTGAAAGAGAGCTCGGGGTTGCCAGCCCGGACGTCATCCAAAGAGATCGATTTGCCCATCTTCGGGTATCTCCTTGGCTGGCGCTGTGACGATGTCGCGTATCTCCGCGTCGGACTTTGCGCAGTAGTCGCGCAGCACCCATTCGACGAACCGGGTTCGGGATATCGCCAGCTTGGCGGCGCGCCGGTCGATCATCTTCATGAGCGCTTTCGGCATCCGCATGGTGGTTATCGTGGTGTTCGGCCCTGGGGCCATGAGCAGTTCTCCAATCCGTTTCGGGCGTCCCTCTAAGCTGGATCGTTTAAGCGCCGCGGCGTTGAAAGCGACGGCCCCGAAGGAGTTCTAAGTTTTCAAGACGTTCTCGTTCACATTCACCGGATGCGCGCCTCGCGCTGCGATCTACATGACATCCTCCCCGGTTTTGTTTCCTGCTCGCCACAAGATGGGCTTGCCAATGTCAGTTTTGTATGTCAGATGTATGTCATTGTCAACAACGACAACCGACAAATCGACCGACAGAAGGAACACCGACATGCAGCAGAACGCTTCGAGCAGTGTGGTTGACGCTTTGCCTTTGCTTATTAACGATGCGCGCATCCGCGCGGAAGCGGCCTATAGAGCGGGTGCCGATGAGCATGGATCTGCCCATTTCGCTCGGTTTCTTGACCTTTGGTCAACAGCGCTAAAGAAGGGACGCCCGGCATGAGCAAGAAGTTCTACGCCGAAGGAATGGCCGTTCGTTTCGCTGATGGCAGACCTTGCTGCGTTACATCAAATTCGGCCCATCTTGACGCTGACAAGGACGGGATCGTCGTCGACCGTAAGATGCGAAAAGCGATGGCCCATGTCATCGCTACCGCACTTAACGAGCATTTTGATCGGCGGGGCGAATGATACGTTTCGTGGACACGCTCCCCGGGGATTGCCGCACACCGATGGACGGCCTCCCCGGGCCTGACATGCTGGTCTGCGGCGCGAAGTCCGTGCCTGCCAGAACATTCTGCGTCGACTGCCGGGCGAGGCTGTACTACCGCCCGACGAAAACCGAACTCAAGACAGTAGACTGGACGGCAGGAAAGCCGCTGGTCGCCAGGAGGAAATGATGCGCTGCGACGAATGCAAGTATTGGGCCGAAACTGCTCAAGATTACGGTGACGGTGCGATCCTCGCCGCTCGGGTGTGCAGCCGTGCGATCGAGATTTGGGAGGCCACCGAGTGGAATGACGACAGCGACCGTGTCGCCAAGGAAGGCTTCGAGGACGTTAAGATGTTCGTCGCTGACGGGTCCGGATATGCGGCCCGGCTGCTGACACGAGCGGATTTCTTCTGCGCGCATTTCGAGAAGAAGGAGATCATCATCGATGGCTGATTTGTACGCTCAACTCGGCGTCGCCAAGGACGCCACGAAGGCCGCGATAAAAGCCGCCTTCCGTCGCGCAGCGAAGGACGCCCATCCTGACGCGGGCGGCTCGCCGGAACAGTTCTATGCGATCGAGCGCGCCCATCGTGTCCTGACCGACGACAGCCGCCGTGAGCGGTACGACCGCGATGGCACGCTGGATACGGAGCCCGACAATGCCGACGCGCAGGCCATGTCTGTTATCGCGTCCATTGTGGATCGCTTCATCGCCGACGAGCAGGCCAAGTACAAGAACCTGGTCGGCGAGATCCGCAAGGAACTGAACAGCGATATCGCCACGGCAAAGCGCAGCATCGACGAGGCCCGGAAATTCGAATTGCGCACAATCGATCTACGCAAGCGGGTGAAGGGCAAGGGCGCGACTGTGATCCTGGCGATGTTCGACCAGAAGCTGCGGGACGCCGGCAACGCGGTCACTGCTCTCGAGCGTGCAATCGCCACGCGCGAACGGGCGTTGGCCCTGCTGGAGGAAACGGAGTTCGACGCCGAGAAGATGGCCGAACCGCCCGTGTTCCGAAGCCCGTTCCTCTATAACCAGGAAGAAGAATTTTACAAAAAGGCGCACGACCTAATGGAGAAACCGCGCCGACCAAACGACAACTTCTTCCGGACCCCGTAGAAGCGGCCGGTTTGTTGCGTTTGTAGGTTCCGTCGGGTATTGTCTGCCGACAATCCCGACGGAGATCCCGCATGGCCGATCCGCAGAAATTTACGCCTGGCTACTCGTACACGAACTGGCAGTCCAGCAATCCCACCAAGCCCCTGCCCGGCAACCGTGTCGACCAGGACATGGCGAACCTGCAGACGTCCGTCAGCCAGATCGTCGATGCCATCAAGGATGTGCGTCGATCCGACGGCAAGCTGAAGAACGGGATCGTCACTGTCGACAGCCTAGCCCCCGCGGTGAAGGCCATCCTCGGGTCCAGCACTTACTTGTCGACCGTCTCTGACAATATCGATGCGATAATCACGACGGCTGACAACATTGCGTCCGTCAACACGCTTGCCGCCATTGCGGATGATGTTTCTCTTGTTGCGACTATCCCTTTGAGTGTGTCGACAGTCGCGGGCATTGCAGCCGATGTGACGACGGTCGCTGGTGCAGTCGCTAACGTCGAGACAGCAGCGGCCTTCGTTAACAGCACAATCACTTACGCCGCTGACGCAGCGGACAGCGCGGCTGGAGCCCTTGTCTCCGAAGGTGCGGCGGCGGTATCTGCTCTCACGGCGAGACAGGCTTCGGAAGCGTCAGGAGCCGTTGTCTTCTACGACACGAAGGCGCTCGCCAATGCAGCCGTAGCGGCCTTGCCCGTCAACCAGATTGTCGAGGTTTTCAACGATGAAAGTCAAGGGGGCGCTCGTACGCGGTATCGGAAAGAAGGTTCGGCACTGGTCTTCAAGACAGTAGCCGGGATGGATGTTGATGACACATTCCTACCTAGTGCGGATACGGGCTTGTCATCGCCTCAGATTATCAGAAAGGTTCTGGAGCAGAACATCACAACATCGAGTATTGCCGCGACTGGCGCAGATATTCGCACAGCGCTTCAAGCTGCGTTAAACGCGGCAGGTGCAAATGAGCGCAAAGGTCGTCGAGAAGTGATAATTCGCGGCGGCGACAACTACGGGCTGTCTGCAAAGGTAGACGTTCCTAGCCGCGTTAGGGTCGTATTTGACGGCGATGCTCGCCTTGTGCCGACAGTTACAGGAGCAGCTGGCTTAATGATAGAGGGCGCACGCCCGGCTTCTTATGTTGCTCTTACGGCTGACGCGGCCAAGTCCTCTATAACTGTGCAGCTTGCGAGCACAGCGGCGTTCTCAGTTGGTCAAGATGTATTTTTAAGGTCACAAACCCTTTTGCCAATTGCAGGCTTTAACTTGACACTTGAACCACAAAAGAAGTGCGGACAGTGGTGCAAGGTCGTCGGCAAGACAGGCACGTTACTATACCTCGATACACCGCTTGAATATGACTATCTTGTTTCGGCTTCGGCAGAAATCGGCGTAGGGTTCTTAAAAACGGGAGTGCAAATCGAAAACTTTAAGTGGGGGGAACAAGGCTTGGCTGCGGTAGGCGGCCGGGGCGCTCATGCCAAATACGTGAGAGATTTTAGCATGTTTGGCGTGGTTGTAGAGAACACAAGAGCCATAGGTGCCGCTGACGATAGTAGTCGTGGCGGCATCCTTCTAGAAGACAGCATTGATGGCGTAATTGAAGATTTCACTCTGCGTCAAATCGGCTATTACGGGGTGTCGATAGATGGTGCCTCGTCACGGAATAGGATTGCCAGAGGCTTTTCGTCCCGGTCGAGGCATACGATATCGTTGGTAAATGGCGGTGATTTCGGAGAGCCGTTTGACACCTTGGTAGATGCAGTTGTTTCGGAGTGCAGTACGCTTTCGGGTTTTGACACTCACGAATATGGCGACAGAACAATTTTTCGCAATTGTATTTCTAGGTACGATACGGACAGAGGGTTTCAAGTGAGGTCAAGAGGCGTTCTTGTCGAAGGCTGTACGGCAATCGGTTCCAGCTTGGACGGACTGGCGGGCTACGACGGGGCGGCTGATTTCGTTGTTCGTAACTTCGCAGCGCTGGACTGCAAACGTACCGGGATGACGTTCAATAGGCCAGTGAAAGTTGATGGCGCGGTACTCAAGCGAAACGGTAAAGCAGGGACTAACGGTCGGACTGGTCTTGTCCATAGAGGCGGTGAATTTAGTAATGTTCGCATTGAAGACACACTAGGGTACGCTACCGCGTTTGGCAGTAACGGCGATATCGTGGCAGGGATAACACCAGCGAGAGCCGTTTTTCGCGGTCTTTTCGCCCCGTATTCTGCGGGATTGCAAGATACGCTTGTTCTCGCTGCGGCAGAGCCAGAATTTGATTTTCGCTATCTTATTTTCGAAGACTGCGACATTCGGGGGTATGAATTCCCATTCCTAAAAGGCGCAGGCTCCAATCAAGGATTAGTAGCCGCACCTGTCGCGCCTCAAGTATCCAATTGTAGAACAACGGATGGCTTGGCCGGAAACGAAACAGAGGGGTACGTGACGCTTGTGGGCGGCACAGCTACGATAGCAACCACGGCAGTCCGCAAATACATGGGGCAGTTGTTTTCTGTTTCGTCTCGTCCCTCATACATCAGTTCTATCACCATAAATCGCATAACGGCGGGAGGGGCACCAGGGGCTCTCGGTGTCGGAAATATAACAGATCGAACGAGCTTCACTATAACATCTACAAGCGGAACCGACACATCTGTTGTAAAATGGAAGATACTGAATTAGCCCCAAACTCTCGGATCAGCAGAAGCCATTTTGCTGATCCGAATCTTCGCCTTGCTGACTGGCAGCACCTGATCCGTCAGGTTGTCGAGCACGAAGGCGCCCTCGTCAGTCTTCACGACCAGGACTGCATGATACTCGCCCTTGGCGGTGTGACCGACGGCCAGCCGCAATGAAGACGCAGGATATCCCATCCGCATAAGACGAGATCTCTTTGTCATCGCGAAGTCTTCGCAGTCGCCAGCAGAGACGTTGACGCGCCACTCTTCCGTCTTGTCAGAACGATAGCGGATCGATCCGTTGACGGCCGCCGTGACGCGCTGCATGTCGGCCATAACCTTCGCCGAATACGGAACGGACGAAGCGCCTGACGGGCTACAATCGTTCTTCAGGCAGTAGATCTGGAAGCCTACGGGCGGTGCGTCGGCAAGAGCCGGTGCTGCCAGCAGGAATGCTGCAAGTGTGAGTTTAGCGAGCACGGCCGTTTCCTCTCAGTGACGGGATCCATTCACAATTTTCGGGTGAAAAGTCTTTCTCGGGGTCTTTGCGACCGAGCGTGAAGCCGGTCGGACGTTCGCCCATGTCGCGCAGGAACGCCTGGAAGCTGTCTTTCCATTCCTCGCACATGCCGATGCCCTCCCCGCCTACCTTCTTGTAGCCGTGGGCGCTGGGAGTGAAGCATAGGCTTTTCGCGCGCTCATAGGCCAGCTTGGTCGGCGTGGTCTTTCCGCCGATGCGGTGGCCGTGCAGGGTTGACCTATCCCGCGTCGCCTCGGAACGCAGACAGCCGCAGCTGGTGACATGACCTTGACGCAGGGAAGCGGTAGGTCGATCGATGGAAGTCCCGCAATCGCAGCGAAGCCGCCACACAGCACTGCTGCCGCGTCGACCGACTTTAACAACGGCGACAAGCCTGCCGAAACGCATGTCTTTCAGGTTGATCGGAGGAACCATGATACTACCCAACTGTTTGACGTATTGCAGAGTAGCATCATCCGGTGCTGTGTCAATCCTTGCGGTATCGTTTTCCGCGCCAGCCCGAAGCGGTCAACGGAAGCCCGGCAGCCCAATCCGGCAGTTCGCAGATCAGACGTTCGAACTCGGCGACATCGCCAAAGCCACGGGGCACCTCCGTCAGGATTTCATCGTAGACCGTCGCAACGACTTCGTAGCCGTTACGCTCGGCCGCCCACATCCCGTTGACGAGCAGATCCCTCGCCGTCCCTTGGGTATTGTTCTCCTGAGCGAGGCCGCCGTACAGGGCGAACCGCTCCCATTTGCGGGTGACGGAGTTGACGCCAAGCGCCGTGACCTTCTGCTTCGTCGGTCCCTGGATCTGGCATTCGCCTTTCCGCTCCAGCTTCTCGGCCAGATCGCGATCCATGACCTCGGCTTCAGCCCACTCGCCGTCGATCTTGCGCTTGGCCCACACCTGGTCCTTCAGCCGCGGCGAGCCGTATGCGAGGCAGCGGCCGGACGGCAGGCGAGCCCACAGGAAGCCGTTGGAAACGAGGTACTGGACCTTGGCGGCCTTGGCGATCGTGCCGGGTTCCTGGATGGCCTGCCGGATCGCGTCCTCGAGATCGGCCCATGACTGTGCGATCGCCGGATTGGCGACGCGCCAGCCAACCTTGATGATCTCGCAGGCGATCCACGCTTCGCGCGACAGAACCTCCGTCGTGTGCTCCTTACGCTTCAGGCAGCTTTCGTAGCGCTTCACAGCCTTCGCGCGGCGCTCCTCGCTGGAAGCCTCCCAAACGGGAGCATAGAGGCCGTTCAGATCTACGCCGTAGTTCCGGGACATGGAGTAGAAGGCCGCCACACCGCCGGCAAAGCCCAGCGCGAGCTCCGACACCTTGCCGACCGACTGGCGCGCCCAATGCTTCTTCGTGACGGTTTCCAGCGGCAGGTTCAGGATGGACGCGGCAGTCTGCCGATACAGGTCCGGGATGGACGGATCGGCGATGATGCCGAACATCACTTTCAGCTTCCATTCCTCGCCGGATAGCCAGGCGATCACGGCGCCCTCGATGCCCGAATAGTCGGCCTGCACATATTCCTTGCCGGGTCCTGCCCACAGGAAGCCGCGGATCGCGTCGGAGATCAGATGCAGCGGCTTGCCGAGATCGTCGCCGTAGAGGAATTTCAGCCACTCCGGATCCTCTCGACGGAAAGCGTTAAACAGGACGTCCAGGCGGGGATGCTCGTCTTCGAATGCCCGTCTTGGCCTCGGAAGATTTGAAAAATTAACGCCTTGGGATTGGAACCGGCCCGTACCTGCGCCGTGGTACATCGACGTGCCCCGCACGCGCCCGTCGGCATTGGCGCGGTCCAGCATTGCCGACAGCTTCGAGACGGACGTCTTGGCGGCTTCCTGGCGGATCTCCAGCGCCGTGCGGACATCGTCGGGGAGATCGTCGAAGGCGAGCAGATCAGTGATTTCGGCCTTTGCCGCGGACGTCAGATCGATGCCTTGCTCCTGTACCCATGCGACGAGCTTGCCGGGCTGCGAGCACGCTGGCACGAAGCCGGACGTGGTTTTGCGCATCTCCTGGTCGAGCCGTTTCTTCGACTTGTCGGCGATCGTCAGCGCGTGGCGTGCAGAAGTGCGGTCGATGCGGATCCCGCGGATGTTGATTTTCAGGTTTAGCGTCCAGAGGGCCTGTTCGGCGTCGGACAGCGGGACGATCCGCTTGGCGATGGCCTCTTCGACTTCCACGTCGCGCTTGCAGTAGTCCTTGAAGGCCTCCCAATCCGGCCCTGCTGTTTCGTGGAACGTGCCGTCGCGCTTCGGGATGGAGAACTTGCGGATAAGCCGCATTCCCTCTTTGTCTTTCTGGACGTCCAGGCCGAGAGCCTGCGCGGCGTCGCCAAGGGCGCGAGGCCGCGACATGGCGGCTGCAGCGGCCATCGTGTCGACGTACTGCTCGATCTTCGGCCGCGGCCAGCCGTAGCGGTCGGCCAGCAACTCGAAGCCCAACATCTCAAAACTTGCGTTCCAAGCAGAAATTGTGGCGCCGGCGGCGATCGCAGCGCACAGATCATCCGGGCGGGGCTGGTCGTATGTCCAGATCTTCAGCGGGCCGTCGTCGATCCGGTAAGCGCACATCAGCACTTCGGTCTGTTCGTGCTCGAAATAGACGAAAGCGCCGTGCTTCTTCAGATCGACGGGGCTGCGGGTTTCAAAGTCGACGCTGGCCCTCATGACACTACCAGCCAAGCGAGGAAGCCGAGCGCGCACCATATGGCGATGCTGGCGGGAAGGGCGATAAGCAGTCCGCGGAAAAACGTCATCCGAATATCCCTTTGTCGTTCGTCATTTCAGACATCGAGGACAGGCCGAGGCGGCGCTTGGCGATGTCGATGTAGTCCTGGCTTAGTTCTATTCCGACGGCGTTTCGTCCGGTGCGCGCCGCGACAAGCGCGGTTGTGCCGGCGCCGAAGAAGGGGTCCAGCACCGTCCCGCCGGCGGGGCAACCAGCAAGCACGCAGGGTTCGATAAGATCAGGCGGGAAGGTCGCGAAGTGCGCTTCCTTGAATGGCTTCGTCGATACAGTCCAGACAGATCGGCGGTTGCGCACAGGGTTAGCGAGATCTGCTTGTGGGAAACCCCCGGACTTATCGCGTTGCGCCCCTCCGAGGTAAGCCGATGACGAGGATTGCGTGCCCCTGCCCGTAATTTTAGCGCGCTTCAGATCCTGTTCGCTGGTCACGGCCGGCTCCTTGATTGCCTCAGTGTCGAAGTAATATTTCGGCGACTTTGAGAACAGAAAGATGTATTCGTGCGCTTTGGTGCAGCGATCCTGTACGCTTTCCGGCATTGGGTTCGGCTTGTGCCAAATAATGTCCTGGCGCAAATACCAGCCGTCGGCCTGGAGCGCGAAAGCGACCCGCCAAGGAATGCCAATCAAATCTTTCGGTTTCAGGCCTTCTTGACGTATAGCGCCGGTGCGTGTCGCGCGCTTTGGGTGGTTGGAGATCTGGTGTCGACTAACGCGCTGGTCATTGGTGCTGCTTTCTCTGTGACCCTGCGCGCCCCAACTGCCGGCGTAGCTGTCGCCAAGATTAAGCCATAACGTCCCGTCGTCACGCAGTACCCGCCGCGCCTCTCGAAACACCGCCGTCATCTCTGCTACGAAACCATCCGGTGTTTCTTCAAGCCCGATCTGGCCGTCGACGCCGTAGTCGCGGAGGCCGAAATACGGCGGGCTTGTAACGATGCAATTTACGGATGCCGAAGGCATCATCGCCAGGACATCCCGGCAGTCGCCCTGATAGATATCGATCATTCGAAGATGCTCCCTGTCGGTGCGGCCGCCGCAGGCTTCACGCCCAGCGCGCCCTTCACGGCGGCGACCAGATCGGCGTCCGTGACGCAGGTCCAGGCCTGGCCGTCCGGCGACGTATTGGCCTGCCAGCGACCGTCCGGTAGCTTCCATACGGTGAGGGCGCGAAGGCCGGACTTGCCGGCCTCCTGCAGTGCTTGGTCGAGCGTAGGCATCAGCCGAAGATCCCGAGTGCATCCGCATAGGTCTTGATGACCTGCAGCGTGCCCTCGTCCTTCTTGCGAAGCGACAAGGCGACAGACAGGGCCTTGCTGTCGAAGCCGGCGGCTTTCGCCTCCTTCTTCACTTTTGCGATGTCCTCAGCGAGTGTTGCCTTCTCTTCTTCCAAGCGCTCGATGCGCTCGACGAAGGTCCGAAGTTGATTGACTGCGACTGCGTGGGCGTTATCGCCACCGTTGAGATCAGCCATTGATCCGGCCCTCCATGTAGACGACCAGCTGGCCGACAGTGTCGAACTTGCCGACATCTTCTTCGTCGATCTGGAAGCCGAACTCTTCTTCGACCATCAGCGTAGTCTCGACGATATCCAGACTGTCGAAGTTGAGATCGCCCCGGAAGGTGAACGTCGGATCGATGCTGACGACGCTGGTCTGCTCCTTCAACACGTCAATGACGCGCTCTTGAATGGTGCGGTCAGCCATCATAGCGCCCTTTCGGTGCAGCCCATCGAGTAGACGGCCTGAGTGATGCGAATGCTGACAGCGCGGGCGTGTTCTTCGAGGGTCGGAAGAACACCTTCCGGAGCCTTCAAAATGCCGCCTGCCGACGCCTCTGTTGGAGACGGACCGAGCAGTCGGTCTTGTAGTGCCTCAATACGATTGGCGAGTTCGCGGGCGCTCTCCAGAACTTCATGAGCGTAGTCGATCGCCGACTGCGGCGGTGCGGGGTCTTGGACGTTTGAGAGGCGGTCAAAGCCGCCGAGGGAGTTGTTTGCGTATTCGGATTTCATGTCGGTGTTCCTTGGTTTAGGGGTTGGACACCGCCCGGTGTTGGGCGATGTCGGTCGTCATAACCTACAACAGTTAGCCGAAAAGACCGGCAGCGCCTGCGCCGCCCTTCGTCTGATCGGGAGCGTCGCCCTCGTCTTCGATCTTCTCGAAGAACTTGTCCGGATCCGGCCCGCCGCCACCGCCGCCAAGAACCTCTTCGCCTTCGGCCTTCTTCGCTACCTGGAAGTGGCTGATGCCGAAAGAAATGCCCTTGCCGCCCTCGTCGTTCGTCCAGGTGAAGGCGTTCACGACGCCGTAGCCTTGGCTGCCGGATGGGCATTCGGCCTTGTCGAAGATCGCGTTGCGCTTCTTGTCCCAAACCTTCGGCTTGAAGTCGGGGCCAGACACGCAGCGAATGAAGCGATGGCCGGGAAAGCCTTTGTGCGGCTCGCCAGTTTCCTTGTTCTTGCCCTGCTTGCCGTCGCCATCCAGGAACGGGGTCTTGATGATCTCGTCCTTAATCATCTGGACGGCCTTGTCGCCCCATTCTTCCTTGGCGGCCTCAAGCGCAGCTGCTTCCAGCACGGATATGTCCGCGCCTTTCTTGAACAACAGCGAGCAGCCGAAGCCCTTTTTGCCACCTTTGCGTTCCTGCAGTTCGAACATGTTGTGCGCGAAGGCAACAACGGCCAAAGGGGTCTTTACGTCTTCACTACGAGCCATGATATTTTCCTTTCAGTGGCTGTTAATCGAGAATGTCGAAATGCTTGTGAGCGGCCGGCGCAATGGCCGAGCGCATCGTTTTGGTCGATCTCACGAGGTTGCTCCCGTTCTCCGGAGTGAAGGACAGTTCCTTGATCTCCTTCAGGGCAGCGTCTGCCTTGGCTTTGGCGAGGGCGTCGCGAACCTGCTTGGGCGTGCGGATCTTCGGTGCGTTGAACACCTTCTCGTCCGATAGCCCGGCCTTCTTTGCGATCGCCGCCGCCTTGTCCTCGGCGTCTTCGGCCCACTTCTCCCGGCCCGTTTTCGGGACCAGGATGTAGTTCGGGATCTCGACGCCCTGCTCGGCCTGTTCGTGCGCGCGGGCACGGACTGCCTTGATCCAGTCCTCGATCATGTCGAGAGCGTCGAGCTTCTGCGCCAGCACTTCCGGAGCCATCTGGTCCGGCGTGTTGGATATGCGTGGCTGGTCTTGGTCGTCAAACCAGACAGCCGCCTCGTCCATAGCCTTCTGCTCCAATGCGGGGCAGAACCCCGCCGCTTTGCAGAATTTGCAATGGCTTCCGGCTTTGAGATGCACCTTGTTCCACAGCGCCTGCGGAATGAGGTTGCAGTCCACCTTCTCCATGTCAGAGAACGCTTCCTTTGACCGCTTCATCGCTTCCATCAGATCGGCCGTCCACTCAGCCAGATCGGCCACATGGAAGGTTTCCGACCTAATACGTCCGTCCTTGTGCGGAGCACGCGGCTGGACGATCGTCACCGTGACCTTTTCGACGACCAGCTTGCTATTCGCGAGCATCGCGCCAAGGGCATACGTGCGCAGCTGGGGATTGCCCTTCACTTCGACGACATGCCCTCGCCCGCCCTTCAGGTCCACGACTTCGAGTTCCTTCAGGAGCGGCTTGTAGATCACGGCATCCGCTGTTCCCCCTGCCTCGAAAGGCGGGTTCATGGCGGCGAGGCTGAACTTCTGTTCGATCTGGATGAGATCGGCAGGAGCTTTCTTGTTGGGCGCGGCAGCGATTGCTGTCTGCCGCACGTAGTCGACGAATTGCTGCGCAGTGTCGGCCATCTCTTCATCGACTTCGAAGGAGTGGACCTTGCCCTTCCTTGTCGTGCCTATGAAGCTGTCGGCCTGGTCGCCTTTGCGCAGGCAGGTTTCGGCGATCATGTGTGCCACGGTCCCCCAATCGGCCGCTTCCGAGTTTTTCTCCGGCAGATCGATAGTGAGGGCCAACGCCCCGCTGCACTGCCAATTCCGTTCCGTGGAACTGGCAGACCAGGTAGCGTGATCGCGGGCGGCGTGGTCAGCCATGCGCCCGATCCCACTCGGCGCTCTTCTTCAGCCAGCCCGGCCGCAACGCGTCCTTACGGAGGCTGGAACCGTGCAGGAAGATCGGGTCCACGCCGATAGCGCGTTCCTTCTCGATCTGGCGGTCGAAACGTGACTGCGCTTCTGCGCGGCGCCGAGCCCTTTTCGTGCTGGCGATCGGTGCGGCTACGCGCCGCTCCGGCTTCCGTTTCGTAGGCCGCTCCCCGAAGGTCTTACCAAAGGCGAAACGAGCGTTGGCGGCCATACCGGACTTAAGTCCGACAGCTGCGGCGGCGGAAAGTAGGAGCTTCTTGTACATCTCAGGCTCCGTACCGGGTTTCAGCCGCAGCGGCGTCCGTCCATGCCTTGACGCAGACGGCCAGCTTCTTCTGGTCGTCAGGCAAGATGGACATCTTCCAGAACGGGTTGCCTTCCGGCGGCGCGCCGAGAACGTCCGTGAAGATGTTCGGCCCGTCCTCGTTGGTCGCCGGCAGACCGTGCTTGGCGACGTACAGGCCGACCGCCTGCTTGACGTCGTCGATCGTAAGGGGCTTGACGGTGTCGCGCGAGGCGGCCACTTCGGCCTGTTCGTCGGCCTTGTCCTGCTCCTGTGTCGCCGCGTCGTCTTCCGGGCCGACACGCTCGCCGCCGGTCGAGATGGTCTGGCCGGTCGCCGCTTCAGCCTTATCGGCTGCTTCGTCCTCGGCTATCTCTTCCTTGGTGCGGCGGGCACGGCCCGGGGCGGGCTTGCCGCGTTCGCGCTTGACGTCTGCCTGCCCGGACTGGACTTCGACGTCTCCAGTCACAGTCGACCTGCCGCCCTCAATAAGTCCCGGAGGGCTGAGATCTTCGTGCGTAAGGTAAGTCTTGCCGTTTTCGACTGCAACTCGGCGTTCCCCAAGATAGGATTGCCGGACAAAGCCGAGCGCGATCATGCTTTGGTCAATTTGCTCCTTTTCGGGTAGCCCCGCGTCAGAAGTGGTGTAAATTTCAATTCGAACTGCCATTGTGCTGTCTCCTATTTGAGCACTTCTCGGATCGCCGACCACTTACGGACCAGGATCTCTTGCAACGCCTCGTCGATGGAGTTTTCCATCACGCACACCCGGACGAGGACTTGGCGGGTCTGCGTGTGGTTCGTCACCCGGAGCGACATTTGCTTCATGTCTTTCGGGGTGAAGCTGGTTTCGACGAACCAAAGGTTCGCCGCTGATGAGAGATCGATCGCCTCGCCTGCAGCCTGGATCTGGCCGAGGAAGACGCGGACCGATGGATCGTGCAGGAAGCGCTGTTCGGCCGCCCCGCGAATGTTGGTTGGCGTCGAGCCGTCAATGCCGACAACGCCATACGTTGAAAGGCCGTCTTTCAGGACTTGCCCGACGTCCTTGTGCCAGTACGCCAGCACGATCTTGTCGAGCCCGCAGGCGAACTCGTCCTTGACGGCTTCGACGACGGCGTGGGCCTTGATCTCGCCCGTCAGGCGCCGAAGCGGGCCAAGGTGCATTTCCAGCGCCCGGGTATCGCCGTTCTCGGCGGCCGCGATGATCTGTTCGGATTTCAGGTCGCCTTCGGCTTCGCGACGCATGGCGGGCGATATGGCGAGCGGCAGGATGTCGTAGATCGGTTCGCGGATGCCGACGTCCTGCTGCGTCCGCAGGAGCATGAAATCGCCGATCCGGGCATTGAGCTCGGCCAGGTTCTTGCCCTTGATGAAGACGGGAACTTTCTTCCAGCCGTTGCCGATCTTCTTGAAGCGATATTCGCCGTAGCGGTGCATGAAGTGGCTGAACTTCGTGACGTCCGGCATGTCGCCGTGGGCCTTCAGGCAGCCGGGGCGCAGCGACCGGAGCCGCGGATACCAGTCGCGCGGGTCGGAGGGCTGCGGCGTGCCGGTCAGGCACCACACTTTACCTTCTGCTGCGCGTATCAGGGCCGTGCTGGTGTTGACGAGCGCGCCGTCTTCGTGGGGTTCTCCATAGAGGGCGCGAGTGCGCGCAGCCTCAAAAGACTTTGCCATATGGTCTTCATCGGAGATTATCCTGTCCCACTTACGGCGCAGCAGCATGGATCGTATCTGGGGCGAAGGCGCCCCGCCCCATCCGACGATGGCGCACGCCGACTTCAGTGTGTCGGTGGCCTTGGATATGACCTGGACGTCGCGGTTGAACGGCGACCAGTCACGGAAGGCGCGGTTCCATACAGGACGGCCCGACGCGGTCGTTATGACCAGGATCTTCTCTTCGAGGTTCATGTCGGCGGCCATGATGGCAGCGCCGGTTTTGCCGACACGCGGTTCGTCTGCGAGCAGGCCAGCGTCTCGTTCCGCCAGGAACTTCGCGCCGTCTATCTGATGCTGAAAGGGAATGTAGCGCAAAGCGGTCGTCCGATGTTAGCGATGAAAGCGATGGAAGCATGTTAGTCAGGGCGTGTCCGGCGTTGTATGTCATCATAACATACATGGAAGACACAAAAGTCAAATAGAAACTTTCGCTCGATCGTCTTTTCCTGTTTTCCGGGCTTCGAAGGCGATCAGGAACATCAAGCAGCAAGCAGCATGGAACAGGTGAGACTTGCCGGTTTCCTCGTCGAGCTCTTGTCCGGCCCACCACGCCCACATGTGGCGCATGAGCGCTGCGAATGGCCGGGACCAAGACATGCCCTGCTCCCAATTGCGCTCCCCGTATTTCTTCGCCCCGAAGTCCAGTATCTCGGCTGTGCCGATCAGCATCTCAGGGGCGATTAGATCAATGCGCGCCTTGCCGCCGTCGAACTTCGACCCGGCTTCCGTCTTCTCCTGGAGAGGGCCGAACGTCTCTGCCTCGGGCGTGTTGATGACCGGCTGCTCTAGCAATACTAGATCTTCCGGTGGATCTGTGCAGAGGCCGTATGAGCTACGATACTTAACGACTACGTGCCCGGTTGGCATTACTTCCTGCACAACGCCGATATCTGCTTCGTCAATCGTTTTGTGTCTGACACGATCACCCACCTTGAACTCAGTCATCCAAATATCCCTTCTGTCGGTTGGAGGGGCCGCACTGTGATGTGCATTCCCGGCTTGTCGCTGTAGAATTTCTGTATCCTGCCGTCCACTACTTGCGCATCGTCAATCCAGACAACGAGGTTCAAAGCATCAACGACCTTGGCGAAGTTATCATAATCGGGCTTTTTTGTCGGCCTCTCCCGTCCGGCCCGCGCAGCTTCCTGGCGCTTCTTCGGCCATGAGCGGGCAATGGGCATGTTTACGATCATATCGATCTGTAGCGGCCCATCCAAGGGAGGGCGATCGCCCATCGCTTCCTTGGCGGCGTATTTCAGCGCGGCCTCGTAGTCGCGCGTCTTTTCAGGAGTGTAGACGTGGCCGGCTTTTGTCAGCCGCGGGCGCTCTTTACCGCGAGGGGCGCCCAACAAAACGATCTCTATCATGCGACAGCAACATGCGGCCATGTCCGGTCTATCTCGGCTATTGCCTTGCGGGCGTGCCGGACAACCGCCGGACAGGTGCCCATCGAAGCGAGCAAATCTAATTCGTCGCGTACCTCAAAAGCGCCCTCTCCGGACCAAAGATGGTCAGTTCTAACCTTTCGGAGGTCTTGGCGCAGATCCCAAAGGCGTGCAGTCTCAAGTTCGCGGAGCGTTTTTTCATCAAGCAAAGATATCTGCGACATGCACTGTTCCTCCCTCGAGGTACTGAACGAGACTTACAGGTCTTCCTGCGTCCTTTTCCAAAAGAGCCAGCATAACAGGCCACCACTCCCCGGGAATAGAGCCACGGGTGAACCATTTTCGCAACGTATCTTTGGTCGGAACGTCAACGCGCAAATGGTTGGCAAGGCCGACGACGGCGTCCGCGTTGACCAAGTGGTCATCTATAAACCGCATTGTATCAAATACCATGCTGAACCCTCGATTAACGAATTGGTGAAAGCTAATATGGTTCTGTCGGTCGTGTCAACCTACATTTCGGACATTTTGTCCTTAACTGTGCGGTAACGCACATGAGGGAGCAGCGGACAATTTGTCTTGACCCCGACATAGTGGTGACATACAAGTGACTTACAAGCTGATTTGCCTGGAATGAAAAAGGGACGACTTATGACTAATCTGGTTCGAACGCACATGATTGGAGACAGCCCCAGCGGTTCCAATCTCGCGCCGTCGCACTTGACGAAGCAACAATTCGGCAAACGCGTTTATCAGCTGATGCTCTCGAAGGGTTGGAGGCAAAGTGAACTCGCTCGCCAATCCGGCCTGCCAAGAGACAGTATCTCCGTCTACGTGCGCGGTAAATCTCTACCCACGCCTACCAGCCTGGCCGCTCTCGCCAAGGCTCTCGGCGTGGCGCCTGAAGAACTCTTGCCCAATCATATCGAGGGCGCGATTGACGCTGACATGCCAGCTATCGAAATGAAGGTCAGCCCGAACGCGCCGAACATCGCCTGGCTGCGGGTCAACCGGCTCGTTACCGTCGAGAGCGCGATGAAGATCATGGATATCCTCGCCAATGACAATGCAGTGGATGCTGGAAAGTGAAGTTGCCGCGCTCATGCGTTGCGACCGCCAGAAGATCAAACGACTCCGGCTCGCAGGGAAACTTCCCTACGTGCCGGGGCGCCCGGTTCTGATAGCGAAAACCGACGTCGATGCGTATTTGGAGTGTATGAAATGCCGACACCAATCCTCCGGACAGAAGACAACGGGACATGGTACGCCTACTGGTCCGAGAACCGACGTACAAAGCGCAAGAGCATGGGCACTAAAGACCACGCTGCTGCGGAAGCCCGGTTCGCACAGTGGCTCCTCCTCGGCGGGCACAAAGGCGAGATCACCGAAGAAGGCCGGATCGCGCTGACGGTGGCCGATCTCTGGTCTGTCTATGACGAAAAGCACGTCCAGAAGGAAACAGCGTCGCCGGCGTCGATCGAGTTCGCCTGGAAGAACCTGAGTGTTCATTTCGGTTCGCTGCGTCTCGATCAGATCGACCAGGACACAATCGACGAATACGAAGATCTGCGCGTCGCCGGCAAGATCGGCCGTGCCTCGAAGCCGTCAACGGTGCGGAAAGAGCTCGTCGCGCTGCGCGCCTGCTTCAACTGGCACGCCTCCCCGAAGCGCGGCAAAAGGCGGCTGCTGGAGGTAAAGGATCTACCGGGCTATGTTCTGCCGGAGGAAGGGCGCGCTCGCGACCGCTGGCTGACAATGGCCGAGATTGAGCGTGTGCTGAAGGCCGCCAAGGAACTGCACCCGGGCGAGACGCGTATGTCCCGGGGAGAGCGCTTCGTGTGGCTGGCGCTGGAGACGGCCGCTCGCAAGCAGGCCATTCTCGACCTGACATGGGATCGGGTCGACTTCGATATCGGGACGATCGACTTCTCCGACCCGGACCGGAAGGCAACCAAGAAGCGCCGCGTCGTCGTCCCGATTTCACGGGCGTTGCGGCCGGTGCTGGAGAGAATGCACAGGGAGAGGATCAACGATAACGTCATGGACCACACCGCCGAGATTTGGGCGACGGTTCAGTCGATCGTTATCAGATCCGGCCTGGTTCCGAAGCAGAAAGTCGCTTCGAGCCAGAAGCCGGTCCGCACTGGAATATCGCCGCACACGTTCCGCCACACTGCAGCGACGCAAATGGCGCGACGCGGCGTTCCCCTCTACGACATCGCCGGGATCCTCGGGAACTCGATGGCGATGGTCGAGAAGGTCTATTCGAAGCATTGCCCGGACCGCCTGCGGGCTGCTGTGAACTCGATCTCTTCAGGCGTTTTGGAGGCAGCAGAATGATTGACGACACGACATTAGAACGCGTAGCCGCTGCGATAGAACTCGCACAGTGCCCTGGCAGAGAGGGCCCTTACGGCCTTTATGACTACACCGACTGTGGTGACAAGGAGCCTCACCGCGTTCGTGATTTCCGCGATCCTCGCAGTGAAACTTACGGGCGTTCGGTTCTTCGCACTACGGACAAGGAAGCTGCGCGCAAAGAGTACGAACGCCTAACCCGCCTGCATATCGCGCGGGCAGCGGTAGAAGCGCTGCAGGAAAAGACTTTGCCTGGTAAGACAGCCGCTAAAGAACAGGCTTGCCCCGAATGCAGCACGGGACGACTGAAAGCTCAATCTGGCGGCGGGGTCAAATGTACCGACTGCGCCTACTGGTTCTGCTACTGAAACTTGAGCACTCCCGATGAGCACTTGTGCGCAATTCGGGCACTGGTTTTGACCTACAACGACAGACACTGACCTACAAAGATCTCGACAAAGCCTTGCATTACAGGGAAGGTGCTTACCACACAACGACCTACAAATAACCTACAACTGTATTGGTAAGGGAGAGGCCGAGAGTTCAAATCTCTCTAGCAGCACCACTTTTTCTCCTTCCAATGCAATGACTTAGCGGTTGGCCTACAACAGGCCGACTGCCTGACATACAGCAACTTGGGCACTATTTTGGGCACTCACGAGTGCGCACAGGAGAAACGACATGACCGCACGAAAACTCCCGGACCTTTTTTCCGAGCAAGAGCGTAAAGAAATTCTCGCTGACGCCGAGCTACTGTGGCGCGATCTTCAAGCAAATAACCTCGGTGGGTACTCCAGTGGCAATAGGCCATTCTACATCCTGCATGAGTTTAAGCGGGTTATTGAGAAATACGGGCGTAGGGACGTAGGCCTTAGCTGGTCGAAGGATGAACTTGACGCCGCCCTCGCCGTTGACAAAACCGATGGAGAGCCCGATGCTCCTCAGCATGGCTAGAAGCACACCGCCGTTCTGGAGATCCTTCGCCGCCGAGTTCTTCCCGGCGCTCCTGATCGGGCTCGTCCTGCTTTGGGCGTTCTTCTACTTCTTCACGGACGAGTTCGGCGCCGTCGTGCGCTTCGTGGAAGGGATCGTACAATGACGCTTACATCCAAGGCCACGCTCGTAGCGGTGTTGCCGAACAGCGATACAAGCTGGACGATGCTTAAGCACAATGGGCGGATCTTTCTTTTCAACAAAGACCACCCGCCGCATGTTTACGAGGACGGGGAAGTGAAGCCTATTGAGTGGCTACGCACCAAACAGTCCGGCCAGACTATCCTGGCTGAATAGCGCCGCGCGCCGGGTCTGCTCGGCCGCTTCTTCCGCTGCCCGCTGCTCGTTCTTCTTCGACTGTTGCTGCGCGAACAGCGCGGCCATCTGCCCCAGGTTCTGCTGCGCGGGCATAACAGGCTGTTCAGCGCCAAGCACAGGCGCGCCCATCGGACCGCCCGGCAGTGCAGGCTGCGCAAGTGCCGCGGCATTCGCGATCGTCGGCCCTCCCTTTGGCGCTTCGGGCGCGTACATATTCGCGATGCTGGGAGCCGCCGGAGCCTCGCCAGCCTTCACGGGCCGGCGATACCCGAGCAACTTATCCGCCCCATAGTTCGAATAGTTGACGGCGTCCTTCTGGTTGCCGCCGAGGACGCGGATCGTCCCGTCTGGATTGAGGCCGTCGAAGAACCCGACATGCCCGAATGGTCCGTTCGGATCGCCGCGCTGGAACACCGCCAGATCGCCCTTCTGCGGCTGGTCGACCTTCTGCCCGTAGTTCAGGAAGCTGCGGGCCATGTTGGAGCCAGTGCCCTGATAGCCGGCCTGCGCCAGCGTCGAATTGACGTAGGCCGCACACCAGGCCGTCGTGACCGGATCAAGATTGACGCCGCCGTTCTTCAGATACTCCTTAATCTGCGACCTGTTCGGCCTTTCGCCCGCCCCGACAAGGGCCGAGCCAATAGCCATAGGATCCAAAACAGCCATTACCAGCTTCCCCCGCCGCCGTTCATGATCGTACGCTTCACTTCATCGAAGTCGTCGTCATCATCCTCGTTCAGGATCTCCAAGGTTGTCGCGGCCTCGTTGCCGAGCCAGCCCTTCGCCTTGCGAGCGAGAGCCGCACGGTTAGCCGGGTTGTTGTCCTTCAGCAGTTCCTTGGCGATTTCCGGGTTCAGCAGCGCCTTGTCCGTCAGCCGCTCAATCGCATCGGCGCGAGCGCCGCGGATGGCACGACGAGCGAAGACAGCGGCCATCGACGTTGCCAGATAGGTTCCGCTGATCTGTCCGCGCATCCAGGCGTAGGATCGGCTCTGGATCGTTTCCGGCGACAGGATGTTGCTGACGCCCTGCGACGTACCGGACGTACCGGACGCCTTGCCGCGCGTGCGCAGATCGGCATTGTCCAGGACGTCCGCGAAGGCCCGCAGCTTCTCCAGGTCTTCCGGCTTGTCGCGGTACAGCCGCTCGGCGACCGATGCAGTGCCGGGCTCGTCGAGCCACGACTTCAGCCAGTCGCCGCGCCATTGACGCTTGCCGCTCATGGAACGCTGCGTGTTATCGACACTCTGGCTTTCCGTCTTCAGCTTCTGCCAGAATGCAGCGCGTGCGCCTTCGACAGCGCGCGGATTGTCGTTAACGAACGTCATGAGCTCGTCGGCGGCCTTTGCCGTATCCTTGGAAGAGAGAACCTGGCTGATCGCCCGTTCCGACTGCTCGTCTCCGAACTGCAGATACTTGCCCACCGTGCCTGTGCCACGCTCGTTCTGCGGCGTGCCGTAGATCTTCTCGAAGGTCTGGCGGCTGGTAGCGGCCGTTGCCTCTGCGCCGCGCGCTTCAGCAGCCCGCGTAAGTTCGTCACGCAGCCCGGGGAAGCGATCGACCTGTTCGCTGTAGTCCGTCAGGAAGTTGTTAATCCGGTCCGCGTTGGACGTATCGCCCTTGGACAGAACTTCGTCGCGGATCGCGGCGCGAACATCTGGCGTGTTGGCCTGCGCGAACAACCGATCCATTGCCTGCGGCTCGACGAACAGCCCCGCGACGCGCTCGTCGCCGACCTGCGGCTGGCCGCCTTCATAGCGGCCGAGCGCGTCGCGGGGCTGTTCGTC